GTGGGCATGGAGTCCGACGGCTCAGACCGAGCCACCTACATCCTGAACGCCCTCGTCTATCGAGACGGCGGCGGAGCAACCCTCCAGGGCAGTGTCGATCGTCAACTGGAGATCGAATCCGATGCCGCCTGGGACGCGAACATCTCCGTGACCTCCAACGATGTGGAAGTCACGGTCAACGGAAACGGCGACACCGTCGAGTGGAGAGCCACGATTCAAAAGCAGCGCGTGGCCTAAGAGAGTTTTCAAGAAAGCAAACAAGGAGACAAGACAATGAGCGGAGCACTACAAGACCTTGCGGATGACCTCGAGCCCCTGATGCAGCAGGACGGTATCGATCCGGCTGCCTACCACGATGATGTGGATGGGGAGATCGCGGCCACCGCCCTCAAGGGGACGCCCATTGCGGCTGACCTCCTCGTCATCGAGGATTCAGCCGCGAGCAATGCCAAGAAAAGGGTCACCGTCGGCACCCTGCCCATCGCGCAGTACCAAGTCGCCAGTAACCTGTTCGAGGTTGCTTCCGACGCCGCCGTGGAGATCACCTCCGCTACCAGCGGCATCGCCCTCGCGGCCTCGGCCTCGGGTACGAAGGTCATCACCACGGGCTCGAGCTACGCCGGTCAGAAGATCCACATCTTCCTGCTCGCGGCGAGTGGTGGCTCCTACACGCTTGTCGTGGACGCGGGCACTCTGACCCTCGACGCCGCCTCCGAGTGCGCCGTCATCCAACGCAACGATGCCAACGACGCCTGGTTCGTTGTTGGCCTGTCGAATGCAACGATCGTCTAGTTTGATGGGTGATCCACTCACAGAGACCAATCGCAAGCTCTCCCTGGACGAGCGCAAGCGGTTGGGCGATCTTTTCGAATCTGTCCTTAATGAAAAGTCGGGGACGGACTACGAGAAGGCCAGCATCAAAGCCAGCAAGTCCATTGTTGGACGGCTCCGTGAGTGGGGATCCCTGATCCAAGCCGTCGTTTTCCTGACGGCTTTGGGAGGTGGGATGTTCCTCGTGTATTTCGAAATTCCCAATCGGGAGGAAGTGCACGAGACCATCGAAGAGAGGGTTGTCCCGATTGAAGAGTTTTCGAAGAACAACGCGAAGACGATTCAGAAGATCGATGACGACGTGGAGGAGATCCAACGGGACGTCAAGCGCGCCAAGGATGTGCAGGAGGTTGTGCTCGAGCAGAACGCCTACCAGGGCAAGGTGCTCGAGCACGTGGCCAACAAGAAGCGCGGGAAGCCCCCTTCCAAGCCCGAGGGCCTGGAAGCCAAAGAAAGCGATCTAATGAAATGAAATTTCTCAAAACCAGCAGCCCCTATGAGGCCCTTGTGGGCTTGATTCTCATGGCCCTTGGCTACTTCGGACTCGCTGACCTGGTGTCGGCGGAGGAGCTCGCCATGGGCCTTGGAGCCCTCGTGACGCTCGCGGGCTTGGGCAAGCTCCTGGTGGCCCGTGTACGGGCTCGTAAGGGGCGAGGGGTACCTGCACCCCAGGAGCTCGACAACACGCCTGTGGTGGCGCTCAGCGGCTCCGAGAGCGGCTCCGAGAGCGGGGAGATCCTGCGCTGATGTGCGGATGTTTCCAGCGGCGCCGTAAGGCCCAGGCCAAGCCTCAGAAGCCCACACAAGCGGTGAGTTTCTGGCGCCCGAAAAAGCGGAGACAGCGCTGATGCCTCTGCTTAACGTCAATTCGCTGGTTACGAGTTTCAACGTGGGCCCTTTGACGGTGACGCGTCGGAGTCCCCCGACGCAAAACCAGTATGGGGGATACGAGCCGGGGGCTGCGAACGTCTTCCAGATCAACCCGGTAGCGGTTCACAACATGACGGGCCGCGATCTCCAGCAGGTGCCCGAGGCTGATCGGAACATCGAGACGATCAAGATTTACACGAAAGTTCGGCTCTACGTGGCGGATGGTGGCCAGGCGGCGGACGTTCTGACCTATCAGGGCCGCAACTTTCGAATCGTTCAGGTGGCGGACTTCGATCCCCAGGGAGCGGTTTACATTTCACTGGGACAGCTCCAGGACGTGCAGGTGGCGGCCTAATGGCCTTGATGATTCCAGTGCGTCTGGACCGGGTCCAGCAGGTTGTCTACGAGGTAATCGGAGACGCCGTAGACGTTATCGTGTTGTGGGCCTATTCCGAGGTGCCCCAGGAGGAGCTCGGAGACGGGTTTGTGGCCCTGTCGATGATCAACGGCCCGACGCCCCAGATCCGCAGCGGAGTACGAGGGAGAGTCCTGGTGCCGGCAGAGGAGCTCACGTTGACGGTAGATGCCGCCACCGTGGGGACCATGAACGTCGCCTTCTTGAACAACCATCGATATCGCTACGAGACGATGGCTGGGGACAGTGTGACGGACATTCGGGATGCCCTCCTTGCCAAGATCCAGGATGGGGAAGCCTACAACGGCACGCTGACCGCGGTGGCTTCGGGAGCCGACTCCATCACGCTTACGTCAAACTTCCTTGGGGGATTGTTCTCCCTGTACTTGTTCGGGGAGCTCTCCTCATCGGGACTCTCTTTGCACGATCAGGCGGTGTACGTGGTCAGCGGGTTCTCCGAATGCACGATCAACGTGCAGTGTTTTTCCAAGAACCGGGAGCCACGCAACGGTGCCTGGGCATTAGCTTCCCAATGTATGGGGGCTCTTCAAGCTCCGGATTACGCGGAGACCTTCGAGCTGTTCGACGTGGGCATTGCAAGCAAAGGAGTGCTCGCTGACATTTCAGCGATTGCCGGGGCTCATTGGGAGACTCGGGTTTCGTTCGATTTCGATTTGACAACCCCGGCCACTTTCGTGCGTCCGGCAACCACCATCGAGAGCGTCACGGTTTCGATGGATTTCCAAGAAGCCGATGGAGACTCTGTCGAAGTTGGCACATTCACGGTGACTGCACCGTAAAGGAGCTATTACATCGATGCCACTTCCATTTTCCCTGTTCGTCGACGTCAACATCTCTGTTCAAGACGGGTTGGCGGAACGTTTCAACTTTGGGGTTCCCATTGGGATTTTCGATCACTCGGTCACGGCCAACCGTCAGGATGGTCCGTACACCAGTGTTGCTGAGGTCACGGCGGCCGGGTTCACGTCCGGTGCTGCGCCCGAAGTCAACTTCTGGGCCACTTCGGTGTTTGCTCAGGAGAATGGCGTCGAGTCGGTCATGATTGGCCGAGAGGATGCCGGTGACGCTGACTGGACAGCCACCTTGGATGCTGTCGAGGCTGCTGGTGCGAACGACTTCTATTTCATCAACGTGGAGACTCGAGCCGAGGCTGAGATCCTGTTGGTGGCGGCATGGACCGAGGCTCGAACCAAGATCGCCATCTGTCAGAGCTCGGATGCGGGCATCCTGGCCGGTACCCCGGGCAATGTTGCCCTGGATCTCCAGGCGGCCGGATACAACCGGACGGCGTTGATCTACCACAACACGGACAGCGGGGCGGCCAACGGCTACCTTGACGGTGCGTGGACCTCCTACGGTGGTGGGTTCAACCTGGACGAGCCCGGTGGTGTGGGGGCCTGGAACTACAACCAGCTTTCGGGCATCACGCCGGACTCGTTCACGTCGGCGGAGGCTTCGGAGGTTCTGGACGCAGACGCCAACCTGTTCCATCGCCTGTCTGGCCTGAACTTCACGTGGGAAGGCACGCTGGCCTCTGGGCGTCAGATCGAAACCCAGACCACCGTCGACTGGTTCCAGAAGCGATCGGAGGAGGCGGTGCTCCAGCTCTTCGTCTCGACGCCCACCAAGATCCCCTTCGACAACGGGGGCATCACGCAGGTGGCCTCCGTTGTCCAGGGAGTCTTGGACCGCGGCGTGGCCTTTGGTCACTTCCTCGGAAATCCGGGATTCGAGCCCGTTTTGACGATCCCCGACATCAGTCAGATCAGCGCAGCCGATCGGGAAGCCGGAGTCCTTCGACTCACGTCCACCACTAACCACGTCACCTTGGCGGGCCAGATCCGTCGGTTGGTGTTCAACATCTCGGTGAGCTTCTAACCCACCCAAAAGAAAGGAACATGAAAAATGCTCGCAACACGTCAGTACAGCATTGACCGAGTTGAGCTCGCTTGGCAGGGGATCAGCTTCAAGGAGGGGTTGGCGGCCGGAACCTCGGTCACGGAAGCCCGCAACTCAGTGGGGTGGACCCAAAAGCCGCGAGGCAATGGAGGGACCGTCCAGACCTACAACCCGGATGAGAGCGGCGTCGTATCGATCGTCGTGGACATGGAGTCCCAACTCCATCAGACCTTGTTGACTTTGGCATCGGCAGATCGGGCCAACCGCAACATCGTGGGCCCCATGACGCTCAACGACACGAGCTCGGGTGCGGTGACCGTATACGAGTCGGCCCGTATTCAAAACGAGCCCGACGAGACTCGAGGAACCGAATCGGGGACGGTGACATGGGTGTTCATCACTTCCAAGATCCGCCACATTCCGGCGATTCCCCTCACGAACGTCGCGGGTGGTTGATTCGGTAACATACGAGTATGCCGATCGACACCGAACACAAGAAGGACATCGACGGGATTCTCTATACCTGGAAGGCGTGGCCCGGCTTCCAGGCCATGGTCAATTCCGTCAAGATCGCCAAGATCTGTGGCAAGGAGAACGCGGCTTTTCTTCTGCGGCTCGTCCAGGAGGACGCCATGGACGCCATCATGGACGAGCCGGCGGTGCTCGCTCAACTTGCGGTGAGGATCGCCGAGGGCGTGGACAACGAGCCTGGTGGGATCGATTTCTTGAAAGACCTTCTCAAGGGCGTCAAGGCGGACAAGGTCCGAGTCGGGGACAACGAGATCGAGGCCAACGTCTACGACAACTTCGATTGGCATTTCACGGGGCGTCTACTCCACATGTACAAGGTGCTCGGCACCGTGGCGTTCACGTCTTTTTTCCTTCCCCAAGACGCCCCCTAGCGGAGTGGACACCCGAGGACGCAGGAGGAGTCCACAAGGGAATTCAGCCGGCCAACGTGCCGTGGGAGGTTTACCTCGCTTGTGCGACGGCGGACGGGATTGATGCGAACACACTTCACCTTTTGAAGACCTCGCTCGACATCAACGATCTCTACGACTTGATCGAGATGCAGTGGGTCAATGGATCGTGGATGGAGGCAATCCAGAAGAACGCGGAATCCCGAGCAGCCCAAGAGGCTGAGATGAAGGCAGCCCTTGGGGGAGGGGCTCGCTAAAATGTTAGCGTCCGAGCAGGGCTTCGCGTTCAGTCCATCCACGTCGGAGGCGGGCGTAGAATGTCGCCGCCTTCACGCCGTGGATCTCCAGCCAGTCCTTGAGGATGCGGGTGGTTCCGTCGATTTCGATGTGCCGGCAGTTCCGGCTGTTTCGATTCTGGGTTGTACGCAGGGCCCAGACGCAGTTCGATGGGTTGTACCCGGCGTCGTTATTGAGCCGTTCGATGGAGTAATTCGCGGCAGGGCGGTGGCCCATATCGGCGATGAAGTTTTCGTACCGTTCCCATCGCTTGCAGTACGTGATGCCCCGGCCGCCGTAATTCTTCCACCCGGCGTTATTGGGGTTCGTGCATCTGTCCTTCATGGCGGCCCACACGTCGTATTCAGGGTCTCTCCGTTTCATTCGAACGCCATTACGCACTCCTCCGGCCGATGCTCCGTGGGTGATGGCCTTTGCCCTGACGGTCTCGAGATGCAGGCACCCACAGGAACGGGTGAGCCCACCCGTGAGGCTATCAGCCTGCACCTCAGTCGTTTTTCCGCAGTCGCAGGTGCAGAGCCACCACGTCCGGCCGCGCCCGGGAGGAAGCCTCCTGGAGGCCGTGAGGCGGCCGAAGACATCGCCCGGCCTCACAGCGCCTGCGCATCCGCAGCTCGTCGAATCCCTTCGCAGACTCGCTGTGAGCACCTCGCGCTCCAGCCCGCAAACGCATCGGCAATTCCAGTAGGTGCGCCCTCCTCGTCGAGGAGCCGGCGAAAGCACCGTCCAGTGTCCAAAATTCTGATTCGTCAGATCGAGCGATTTAGGCATCGACATACACTACACGAAAAAGGAGCAGTATGGCGAATCCTACCGTAATATCTGAACTTTTAATAGAGTTCGGGATTGACGCTGACGATGCGGACAAGGCCGCCAAGAAGGTTGCCGCACTCGAGAAGCAGACGAAGAAGTTTGGGAAGTCGGCGAACAAGGACGTCAAGGGGTTCGGGGGGGCCTTTCGTCGTCTTGCCTCTTCGGTAGGCATTGACGTCAAGAAGCTCCGTGGGCGTCTTGGCAAGGCCCGCAAAGCCATTGGGAAGTTTGCCAAGGGCATCGCCGTTGTGGGGGCGGCGGTCATTGGGGCTGCCGTAGGGATTTTCCGTTTCGTTCAAAAGACGACGGAGACGATTGATGCTTTGAACAAGTTGGCTACGGCCACGGGCATCAGCATTGAAGAGCTCCAGCGATTGGAGTTCGCCGCAGGTCAGAGCGGGGCCAAGACCGAAGACCTGACTCGGGGTATCCGGCGTCTGAACCAGAACCTTGCGGACATTGCGTCCGGGGGAGGGAAGGCGGCCAAGGATGCCCTGGCAGAGCTCGGGTTGACCTTTGAGGACCTCCAGGGGCTTCCCATCGAAGACAAGCTGGGGCTCATTGGAGACCGGATCAATCTGCTGGGGGATGACATTGCCGCGGTGACCCTCTCCGCCCGGATCTTCGGCGAAGAGGCCGGGCCAAGGCTCCAATCTCTCTTGAAGGAGGGGACGGCAGGCATCAAGGAGTTGGGTGCCGAGGCCAACGTCCTCACGCAAGAGCAAGCGGACAAGGCATCCGCTTTTCAAGATCAGCTCGGAGAAACGCAGAACCAGCTCAAGGGGGTGTTCCAAGGAATTGCCGTGGACCTGCTCCCGGCCATCTCTGAGCTCGTCACGATGTTCCAGGGTTGGGTGGATGAGAACCAGGACCTGATCAAGCAGAACCTGCCCAAGCTCCTCCAGACATTGGTCCCCTTGTTCAAGCAAATAGGGACCAATGTCCAACGTGTCCTCACCGTGTTCGGGTTCTTGTTCGACAAGATCACGGCCATCGACACGTTCATGAACGACAAGTTGGGCGAGTCGTGGAAGGACATCAAGGTCCTCATGTTCGCCGTCATCGATCCGCTTAGCGTGATGATCCGGGGGTTCGAGAGGCTCGTGCAGTTGATGCGGAGCATGGGAACATTCATTCCCGTATTGCAGCAGGCGGTTAGCGGTCTCGAAAACCTTGGCATCGTTTCGAAAAAGAAAGACACGAAGTTCAACGCACGCAAAGGCGCGGCAGCCGTTGGCCGAGTCTTCCAGGAGTCAGGGGTGGGCCAGCTCGTTTCCCTGGTCCAGCAGCAGGGGGGCGTTGCGGAGGCTGGAGAGGCACTCCTCGACAAAGCCATTGCGGCCGAGGCAGCAGCCGAGTCGGCCAAGAGGCAGCAGGTGTTCGATTTCCTGCAAGGGAAGTTTGCCGCCAAGACTCTGACGCCCCAGGAGGCCAAGCGATTCTCGGAGGAGTTCGGGATCCCCCTGAAAGAAGCCAAGAAGGGGGTCAAGAAAAGCCGAAGGCCCGTCGGCCGAGGGTCCGCCAAGGCCAAGGAGAAAGAGGTCACCTCGGGAGTCACCGTACAAGACGCCATCGATGCTTTGCTTACGGGGGACCCAAATGCGCTCAACGAGAGGCTCCAGGGCTTGTCCGCACAGACGCCGAAGACGAGTCAGATCAAGCCTACGGTAGCCATCGACTTTTTCAGTTTCACGGTGACTCAGAACTTTACGGGGGATAACCCCGTCGCCACCGGAAGCGCCTCCGCGCAGGCGATCCGGAAAGTCTTCCAATCGGCAACGGCCAAGGCGGCCAATGCCTTGCAGCCCAACTTGGTGAGGTGACCCGAGATGCCTTTCTTTCCAGGAGTCCTCGGCAAGAACTACGGAGTCACGACGTGCTCGATTTACCGTCTTGATCCGTTGAGTTTCACGACACCCGTGGAGCCCATCATCGACTTGGTGCCCGGAGTCACTCCCTTGCGGGTGACCCTCGACATGATCGACGGGGAGCAGGTGCAGTTGGATTACGACGTGACGGTCCATGCACTCCAGGATCCTCGAGACGCCACGACGAACGTCCACAAGCAGCTCGAGCGCCTCACGATCTCGGGGACCATGATTCCCCAGCCTCAACAAGCTCCGGTGGCGGCTCCTTTTCTGATCGCGCCCAATCCTAATGGACTGATCCGTCTAGATCAGGTGCGGTTGGCCAACATCCAGAAGATCGCCGATGCTGGGTTGCCGGTGATGGTGACCACGCCACGGTACACCCTGAGCAAAGCACTCATCGAAAGCGTGAGCTCCAACCAAGCCAACACGGATGGAGAGCTGACGCTCGTGACCTTGTCTTTCGTCGAAGCGCGCATTGTCTCTCCGCTCACTGGAGAGCAGCTCGCTCCGGATTACCCGAGCATGGTGCCGGGCAACAATCAGACGACAAACGGCGGCCAGCAGTCCACGACACAGGCGGACACACAGACGGCGACGGTAAGTCCTACAACGGGTGTGTCGCCGAGATTGGGGCCGCCGGCATGACGATCTCTCGAGTCCTCGTGCAGCCTGACGCCGCCGTCAGCCGTTTCGAATCCACGGCAAAGCTCGAAACGGGTGGTGTGTGGAAGTTCGTGTTTTGGACGAACACGCAAGACGGTGGCTGGTTTTTCGATTTGTACGATGCGTCGGACAACCCCTTGGTGCTCGGTCTCGGGTTGTCCGTGGGCGTTGATCTGCTTTACCCGTATCGATACTTGGATGTGCCTCCGGGGATTCTCTGGGTGGAGGACGTTGCACAGACGGGGGCAGATCCGGGCTTGACGGCGTTCGCGGACGGGGACGCGATTCTCTACTACATGGATGCCGCGCAAGCCTCTGGAGGGAGCAGTGGATGACCACCGTCACACGCTTTTTCCAAGTAGCGGCATCCTTGCAGGTCCTGACCGTGCCACCGATCCTCGTCAACAACCTGCGTGGACGGGGGCTCACGATCGAATGGTCTGTCTCGAAGACCATCACACGAGACCCGGATACCTGCGAAGTTCGAGTCTACAACTTGAGTCCTACCAACCGGGACTTGCTTGCCTTGGCGGCCTCCACGGCCCCCGAAGTGCCGCTCCTCCTTATTTTGTCGATCGGATGGGACAACATCCCCAGCGTCCTCTTTTCGGGTTCCGCCTGGAAAGTGGAGCCGGCTTTGCGGGAGCGCACGGACGTTGTTTCGGTTCTCACGACGGGGGACGGGTTGTCCGAGACTCGAGACACCCCTCCCGCCGGGGGTGCTCAGGCTGCCACGGCCGTCTCCTTGGCCCTCGCCAGTATTTTGGGCAGTATGCGATTGGCCGTTTCTCCAGCGGCCTTGGCCCTCATCCAGGAGGCGGCGGCCAAGCTCCCGCTTCCGGCTTTTCAGCATTGTTTCTCTGGAGAGCCCACGGAGACGCTGGACGCATTCATGGACACGCTGGGGCTCGCCTGGGGCATCCAGGGAGGGCAGTTTGTGGTGCTCAGCCAGGGCATCAACAACGAGCTCCCGCCGCTCATCCTCCAGCCGAGCTCAGGGCTCCTCACTTGGACGGTCCAAGACGACGGGGGCGTGGCCTTCGACGCCCTGGCGTTGCCCCAGGCCGTGCCAGGGCAGCAGGTGTTCGTCAAGAACGAGCTCGGCCTCGATGTTTCCGGAGGCCCTCTTCGGATCGAGTCCATCAACTTCAACGGAAGCACCATGGGGAATTCCACGATGTCCGGGATTGCCCGAAAGCTAGTGTTGATCTGATATGACCTCTCGTCAAAACAGCACGGGTGTGTACGACATTCCGTATCCCGCAGAGCTCGAAGACTTGTTTCGAGCCGCGGCACGAACGATCAAGCTGACCATTCGTACGAATGTTCCGGCGACGGTAACGAGTTTCAACCCCGCCACGCAGAAGGTCACGGTCACCGTAGACTTTTTGCAAACGGTGAAGGTTTCGGATGTGACTCGGATCCCGTCCAACACGGTGAAAATCGAGGGGACACCTCCCAATGCAAGGGCCACCTTGCAGCCCTTCATTCTCACGGATATCCCGATCCGGATCGATGGGACGCAACGGAGCTACACGAGCTATCCCATCAACCCGGGAGACACGGGGACCTTGCACGTTCACGATCGGAGCTTGGCCACTTGGCTCGCCATTGGGTCCGCTACGGATCCCGTCTTGGCGTTGACTCACCAATTGGCTGATTCCGAGTTTGTACCCGGCCTACGCCCGGACACCAAGCCCATCACACCACCCATCGATCTCACGGCTACCGTCTTGCACGACGACGTTGCCATCAAGCTGGGGCGTGCGGCTGCTCTAGCGGTGGCTCGTGTAACCGACGAGACGTTGGCCGACGCCGAGATGGCAACGTGGATGACGTTGGTGACGACGGTCCTCACCACGATGGTCACGGCTTGGACGGCCACTCAACCGGGAGGAGGCCCTTTGGTGGCCCCGGCCGCTACCCCCCTAGCTCCTCCTGTTTTCCCGAACGACTTTGGAGTGATCGCTACGGGCTCCAACAAGGTCAGCAGCGAGTAAGGCCGTCATGGATTTCCAACTAAACTCAGACGGAGACATCCTCATTGAAAACGGGGAGTTTCCTGTCGTGACGGGCCCGGATGCCGTGGCTCAGCACGTGGTGATGCGGATCCGGACTTGGTTGGCTGAGTGTATTTATGACCGATCGGTAGGCGTGCCCTACATTCAGATCATTTTCACGCAACGAGGCATCACGGAAGTGCAGGTGGAGTTCATCTTGCGTGGTGTGATCGAAACCGTCCCTGGAGTGGACGAGATTATTTCCTTGGACCTCGAGCTCGATCGAGCCTTGGGCACCCTCTCGGGCACGGGAAAGGTTCTCGTCCAAGAGGAACCCGTGGACTTCACCTTCATCGCAGGAGGAGAATTGTAAAATGGCGACGCTCGCG